CCACGCTCTCCTGACTTTGATTCCACCAGGGCTGTCCATTCTCTCAAGAATGTTTCTCCATCGGGCTTGTCTGTGTAGCATACAGAGTTATTGGCAAGGGCCATTTGTGGTGCTGTTTCCCACCACTGTCCCGACTTAGCGTGACGCATACGTTGATCCGAAAGATTAGACAAACTAATCATGGCAGAACGTCTAACACCCCCTGATACTACAACCTCTCCAACCTTACACATTAGATTGTGACAATCGTAGCTAGACAATTTACGCCCGGCATTGTGTTTAAATAATGACGTTGTAAAGTTAAATAGATCTACCAGGGGTCCTGGTCCTGATGCTCTACCACCAAAGATCTGTAGTCTAGATCCGGCAGGTCTTATATCAGACACATCCCAATGAGGTGACTCTCCCATATACAGGTGTCCTATTAGCTTGCGTAGTGCTCTTGCCCAACCCTCTTTACTGTCTTGTACTTTTATAACAGTATCAACTTGTTCTATTGCCTGGGGTATTTCTGGTAACTGATTAACGTACTGACGCTCAACAGAAAAACCAACGCCCGTCCCACATAATAATATATACATAGCCTCGTCAAAAGACTTAGGATCATCTACGGGTAGGTAGCTGCAGTTGTACCCGGCAGTGTTATCTCTTTCCAGAGCAAGCCCGGCTGTCATCAGTGCTCTCATAGACGGCATAACTTCTAGTTTAGTTATGGCATCTTTAATCTGCTGCACAGGCAGATGTCCCTTTACCTTTAACGACATAAAGTCAACGTATCTGTTGACAGTTTCTTCCCATGTTTCTCTTCTGTTTTCGTTTGGCAGCCACCTAGCGTATCTAGAAATAGCTATAAATTTTTGGTAGTCGTTCATATTTTTGTTACCTTTATACTGTTTATTTCAATGTCATCCATATCATAGAGGAGATCTTTTATTATGTCAGATATAACCTTCTCGCCTTCTGCTTTTTTAGAGGGGGCATCACAGGTTACAGGTAAGTGACTAGACTCGTCATCTATCTCTACCTCTGCTGCAATTTTAAACTTCATCCGATCATACTCCTGTTTTCTATTTCTCTAATCATGGCCCTTAAATACCACTCTGCCTTTTTAAGATCCTCAATACCATTTTTATATCGCCAACGGTGGAGATATTTTATCACATTGCCCTGACAATAGGAAGAAAACTCTCCACCTAATTGTTGTTGAATATAGTCTATACACTCCATACCACCATTGTTGTAGTGTGGAGGACTGTTGACTGTATCTACTTCCACTTGTTCAGTGTTCCTAGTTGTATTCGTTTCTTCTTCTCTGTCAACCATTTTTTCGGTATCTCCTTATCTGTCCATTTAAATCCATATTTATCACACCAATCACAGTATCTAGTATTTGATCCCTTGTTAATGGCGTTGTATGCGTTCTGAAACAAGAAGCGTATATCTAGCTCAGGGTACTGCTCTTGTATTAGCAGGTGCTTTACTCTGTCTTTTGCTTTGAACCACCCTTTCGCCTCAATAATAATACCATTGTTAAGAACAAAGTCAGGCTTGTAGAGCCTAAACATTTGCACTGCGTATCTGATTGACATCTTTTCATATCGAATCCTTTGCTTAAGGAGGCGTAACTCTTTGGCTACGCTCTCCTCAAACTTGCTCCTAAATTGTATCTTGGGCATCAGCTAACTTTACATAATTGACAAGGGGTGGGTTAGCAGATCTAGAAACTTTAGAAGGTAGGACCTGGAGATCCCAACACTTTTCCCGGTAGGAACATAGACTACACTCAATGCCTAACTTAAGATTGCCACTAGGTTTCCCATAGTAAGTTTCTTCCACGGGCTCGTAGCATCTTTCAAAAGGCTCGTCATTATTAATGTAGTCTACAGTGTTCTGTATCTTCTCCATCTCCTTATCCACATCAACACTATTAGCACTAATGTATTTAAAGTTTCCGTTTGCTTTATTTACTACCCACCATCCACCAACAGGAACCCCCTTAGCTTTAGCGTACCCCACAAGCTGCGATACATACCCAAAGCTGTCTTTACCCTGTAGCGTGTCTAGATCAGTAAACTTATTCTCATATGCCCAAGGAGAAGCCGACTTAACGTCATCGACTCTCCCATTTAATACAAGGTCATACGTTCCATCAACAGACATATCGTTTAGCTTTAGTGACACCTTTTCACTATCACCAAACTCTACTTTGGATGCTCTCAATAGCCCTTTGAAAACAGCCTCAATAATATCCCCCAATATCATGTTGATAAGAAAGTAAGGAGAGTCAGAGATCTTCTCACCAGGGTGATTCTTTTCAAACCACAACTGGCACTTCTTACGCCCAATGTTTGACATACGAAGTCTAAAAGTTCTCTTCTCCCCGGAGAACTGACGGGCCAGTGAATCTCTTACATCCTTTGCAACAGTGTCAAGTATGTCCTCATCAACAAAAGACTTACCTTCTGCTGCTCGTTGTAAGAAAGAATGGATCGCCAGTTCTGCAGGATGGTTCATCTACTACTCCTCTATCTCAACAATCTTCAGAGCAATATCAGATTCCTGATCGGACAACTCATCAGGTCTTTTATGCTCCTCCCATTTACTGAGAGTTATGGAGTTCATAGACTCAACCCACTCAACAAAGTTATTCAACACCTCTTGATCGTCAGTGGTAATCTCTACTTCTTTACCTAGCTTAGGCTTAAGGACAGCGTAAGTAGCCCCACTAGGTATACTCTTTACTTCTGAACCAAGATGCAACAGATGTTGAATGGGTAGCTTATTCTTTCGCTGAATCTGATTAAAGATATCAGTGGTAGCTTTGAAGCTATCTCTGTTCTTTATTCGCATCAAGAAAGGAAACTCTTTAACATTCACAGGTTTACCATTAGCATCCTTAGCTTTGTCGAGTGTACACAGACCAAAGAGAACTTTAAACCTATCCGTTGCTCTCATCAGTTCTTGTGTTTCTTGTGGCAACGCATTGAAGTCCTTGACGTAACCAGAGGGTCTGCCACAATTAAAGCCCCCATAGTTATCCTTCAAGTCACCATTCAAAGATGTTGCCATTACTGTTCGTAACATTCGGCCTTCACCACCATCAGGTCTTTGATAGTTTTTATCGTATCGCTGAAACTGAAAGCGTTGCATGAAAGGTCTGATTGTTACCTTGTCACTGTAATATATTGTATCGTCCGGAAACGTAACAGAGAAAGCCCCGGCTTTTACTATGGCAACTTCCATAGCTTCACCTTCTACTTCCTTTGTGCCCATCACGTTTTGATGGACCTGTTTAATCTCTGCCAAAGCTGATGTGCTTTTAGCAGGTACGTTTGACATACCCATCAGTTCGGCTAGATCTGACGGGGACTTTCCTATTATAGCTAAATTATTTTCCACGTTTGTTTACTCCTAAATTATAAAACGAATTTTATCAGACTACATCTTTAACGTCAAGCCAATTATCACCTATTTTTGATTCAAGTAATAATGGAACATTGACATCAATATCATAGTACGATTCTACTATACTTTTTAATCTACTATTTACATCATCTATGATAGTTAAAACATCTTCCTCCTCCAGAGGGTGAACGTCTAACACCACAGAGTCGTGAACACTATTGACTAACATACTCTTATACCCTTTTAGTCTGTGCTCTATCTCCAACAATACGACAGGAACTATATCCCCGGTGGCAAAGCCCTGGACCGGATAGTTCTTAATCATGGTAAAGTGGGTTGGAGTTCCACTTGCCCTTCTCTCCACATCAGGAAAAGCATACTGCCTACCTGATGGTATCTTTATTCTGCCAAGGTTGATGGCTTCATCTCCTAGTTTCTTGTGCCACTTGGCTATGCCTTTGTATTTATCCATGAAGTGTGTGTAATACTGAGCCTCAGCTTTCGTTCTGCCAAAGCCTGTAGCCCCGTAGAGAGGTGCAAAGGTGTGTGCCTTAGCCTCCTGTCTAGATGTTGGCTGCCCGGCCTCAGTGATAATCTTTGCCGTGTAGGAGTGCACATCAAATCCTGTGGATACTTCTTTCATAGCAACTTTATCCTGGGATAGTAGGGCTGCTACCCTAAACTCTAGCTGTGCAAAGTCAGCCTCAAGTATCTTACCCTTCATGCCAAAGTTATTTTTATTCCAACGGGACACAAATACTTTCTTCACCGGGAATGTACCACCCCTGGGCATATTCTGCATGTTAGGGTTGCGTCCACTGAAACGCCCGGTAGCTGTAACATGCTGCGTAAGACTAACATGTAGGAACCCATCGTCTTTTGTGTAGTGTTCTATGCCATCAACAAACGCAGAGAGATAGCTAGACACAGCACTTTGTCTTTTAAGGTCTGTCAAAAAAGTTTCTGCTGTTGTCATATCTTTTGCCTTGGCAATGTTAATAAGATTATCCAGACTACCCTTGCTTGTAGAAAAACCATTGGCACTAACCCAGGCTTTTGATGGAGGGAAGAACCCTAGTCCTGCCATCTGTTTTAG